TATATTTACCAATCTGCTCATCTGTCATAGTTATAGTTCCAGTAAGAAAAACTGAAGTATAAAATAAAACTGCTGGGTCTTTTGCCATAAATAAAAAAAGGGGAAACAGGTGTAGAGTGTTTACCTGAATCCCCAGTTACGTTTGAACCTTCAAACACGAATCTGCACTCTACCTCAAATTCGTATTTGCTTACACCAAAGATAAAACTATTTCTGCAATTCCTTTTCAATTTTTTTTATTCTAAGAGCATATGTTTTACCATTCTTTCCTTTTATCCGTTTACCTGGATGCCTTAGGGCATACAGTTGATTGTACGGATAACCCAAGAAATTAGCTGCATCCTTTAGGCATTTGAAGTGAATTGCCTTTTCTGTACGTTCTGGGAATGGCAGTTCAATATCATATAAGACATGGGGAACTGCATTTTCTAAGTTTGCGTTTAAGGATTTCATATTTTATCATTTTAACATTACATGGTCAAAATATAAGATGTCTTCTAAAGGAACAAGCACAAATTCAGATAAGCCATCATCTCCACCTCTTTTTATCTTTCCATCAAGGTGATACCTTTTTACTAAAGATTTTAACTCACCTGTCCGAATCATTAAAATGTGGCTGTGATTGCATAGAACGAATGCCCACCAATCAGCCTGAGTGGTACTGATGCCTGACCATTTACCTCTGCATTTATATTCAATTGCAAGGTTTCCTGTGCTATGTGCCAATCTATCTGTTTTAACTTCTACTTTATAGCCTCCAGATAAAAGGCTATGTACTAATTTTTCGCCATCATGACCATAGCGAAGGTCAATGTCAAAATTCTTTTCTGTATGTCCAACTAACATTTTAAAGTTTTTTAATAGGTTCAAGGGTAAAGAACCCCCCCCGAAGGAGAGGTTCTATAAGGCTTCAGAAGGGTAAGGATTCCTCATTTACTGATTCATCTACCTTTGCTGCTGATTTCTTTACATTTCCAAGGATAACACCTTTAACACCTGCTTCCCTTTCCTCTTTAGTGGTAGCCTCTACAATGAAACCATTGTTTCCGTATTGGTCCACCTCATCATTGAGAAACAAGGTAGCATTCAGATAATTACCTTTCTTTCCTTTGTAAAGTTTGTTTTGGGTTACTTTGTCCAAATTGATGCTAATGCTTACGATTTGTTTTGCCATTTTGTTTTATTTTGATAATTGAACTTTGAATGTACTTGTCGCAGATTTAACAGGCAGTTCACCTCTTCTCCATTTCTTTTCTTCTTCCTCTATTTCCTTCTGCTTTTCTTTTGCATTCTGGATGATACCTTCAAGGATTGACCATTCTTCAATATGACTGTAATCATATTTAACAGAAGTCATCTCTGATATTGTTGCTCCATAGACATCAGCCTTTTGCTTTGGGTGCTTGTAAAGTTCATCCATGACACTATCCTGAATCTTCTCTTTTACAAGTTTACAAAGTTGCTCCATAGCATTCATTCGGATGGCTACATCAAGGCTGTTTAGATTCCCATCTGTAACCTGCTCTGCAATAGAAGATGCCATCAAGTCCAATCCAAATTTAGTAGGGGCGATTTCCCCTACCTTTATTTCTGTTAGTAATTTATTTTCCATTGTTAATCTCGTTTTTGCGGTTAGTGAATGCTTCCTTTACAAAGGCATTGTGTTCTACCTTGCTCGTATTGGCAAAGTACAATTCCTTGATGTCATCCAAAGTTTGTGTTTTAGATAATGCAATCAGCAAAGTTCCTAAGGTTGGACATTCCTTTGATTCTATCTGTGGCAGTTCCTCAGGCTCTTGGACCAATGCTATAGAAGCAGGTTCAGCATTCGGGATAGTTTCTGCTTCGGATTCATCCAGAACACCCAATCCCAACAGGTCAAGGGTTGCTCTTCTTTTTGCTTTTGTTTCAGCCTTCATGATGGCATTGGCATATGCCTCACCTTTCAAGCCTGTGATATTTACTGCTCCGATTGATTCTGTACATCTGCCATCAGGTAGGGATGCCTTAGATGTAACCTGATAAACCCCTACCGATTCAATCAATTCTCTTGATGTTATCAGATGGCTAACCGAATGAAGTTTATTTAGCTGCTGAGTTCCAGAACGGGTGCAGTACAGTACCTCTCTGCCATTCAATCTTAGAATGTCAAATGGCTTCGTAAAAGGGTCAAGACCCATCCTTTCGCAATATCCGTTATAGTAACGGACTTTATCATTTGCTGCTAATTTTGATAAATCCCCATTAAGGATTAATTGAGATACGACATTACTCTGATTCGTAATCTCCGATGATTTCTGATTGCTCATTTTGATTGTGTTTTTTTGTTAAATAAAGGAACTCCTTTCGTGTTATTTTGTAAGGCTTGTCTGCTCCCATCATTGAAGGAACTTGAAGGTATATCTTCCAATCTTTTTTAGGAGATAAACCATAGGTATGAACCCATCTATATCTTTGCTGTTCCACACCCTTGTAGCTTCGTTCTACATTGGCAAAGGCTTTCTGTTCGCCTTTTACCTCCAAGACCATTTCTATTCTTTCGTTACTCATGGCAGATAGAATCATATAAATCAATTTCAGCATCCATATTTGCAACGTATTCATCAATACATTTCTGCTCTATGAGTTCATAGGCTTCAAGTTGATGCCCAGGCTTGATGTTAAAACAGTGCCAACCTGGAAAGGTTATCTGCTTAACCATTACACCAACTTCTTCTCCTGTGTCATTGATGGATGCTACGACATCAATCATGATGTCATCAATTGCTAATTTCAGCCAATCGGCAGGGATTCTAACTTGTCTTTTGATGGTTTTCCTTTTCATTTTGATTGTGATTTTGTTTGATAAATTTACTGATTTTCTTGCTGATTTTCTTGAAGTGCTGCAACTATTTTTTCAATAGTTTTCGGCTTTACTTTGCCATTTTCTGCTCTAAAGATTGTGAGCAGATGAACTCCTGCTTTCTTTGCGAGTTCTGTCTGGCTGAGGTTTTTGGCTCTTCTTTCTGCTTTGATTTGTTCTGCTGTCATTTGCTTTGTTTTTATTGTTTAAAAATTAAGGTTTCCTGCGAGTGTTAATCCGATTGTCATAATAAGAAGGACAATCATTAAGTATGTGAAATCTTTGTTTTTCATTTTTCTTTTATTTATTTGATTAGATTTAAACCCATTTCTTTAGCTGCATAATTTATATGCTTCTGGGTAGTTACTGACCAATAACCTAACTGCTTTAAATTTTCACCTTCTACTTTTGCAACAAATGTAGAATAAGATTGAACAAATGTTTCTCCATTGGAATAAACGATTCTTAGATTTTGCTTGTACTTTTTAAATTGACGCATTTTGTTTTGTTTTGATTGTGATAAATGTGAGGTGTAGGATGCCTCGCCCCGTTTTAATTATTTTATTATCTTATAGTTTTCTTGTATGTATGCAAAATCATCTTCATCAAATTCAACTATGCAACTTTCAACAAATGATTCATTTCTAAATTTCTGAATAAAATCACAAATAAAAATATAAACTAAATTGTTTTGTTTGCTTACGATATTAATCAAAGTCATTGTGTCAAAATCAATTTCGTTTGATTTTACTTTGGTAAATTTTACTTCTCTCATTTTGCTTTGTTTTGATTGTTAAATTGTTTATCAAATATAAAAAGATATTTTGAATTGCATAACTTTTTTGCAGTTTTTTTTAACTTTTTTTCAAAATAATTTTAACTCTTTGATTTTCAATAAGTTAGCAAAAGAAAGGGGGAAAGTAGAAACCTCCCCCCGACATCACAATCAAAACTATGCTGACAAATTATGCCTCTATTTTACGGAATCCCTGCTTCCAGAGCAGCCTCGCCATTGCTGTTGATTCCTTTCTAACCTTTGCTTCCGACCATTCAGGATGCCTTATATGCATAAACTCATGAAGCAAATAAAGAAGATACCGATAACCTTTTAGGCTTGAATCCAATTCAATGGTCCCATCGGAATGAGCCAATCCCCATGCCTTTTCCCTGCCCAATGGTCGCTTCTTTATCTTCATCACCCATAAATAGCATTTAAGCCTCTTTTAAGGCGATTTCATCGGGTCTATCATCCATTTGAATGTCTATCTTGTTTCCTCCCCTAACCTTCGCCAAAAGCCTCCGTAATGCTTCCACATCCAATTGCATCTTCATCAACTTATTTACAAGCCATGCCTCCTGTTGGTCCAAGTTCATTTTATCAAAAGTTTTAGGAATTTTCATATTCTTTATCAATTAGGATTTCAAGATAATGCTTCGCTTTTTTTAAGTCCTCAAGTCCGTTCTTCTTTTTATGCCTTAGGATATATTTTATTATGTTCCCTTCTATAAAAGGTATCTCATTGAAATAGATAAAATCTATTGGCTGAATAGCCATTTTCTTATAGTGGCTTCCTCCCTCCTGATGGTCAAGTACCTTGCTCATAAAACACGACCTTTGAAGATTCGCTTGTTCCTGACATCAAAGTTTTCGCCATCCATATCAACAATAGCAAAACCATGATTCCATTT